ACGACATTGTTCTTAAGTACGACGGCCATTCACACACTAGAGCAAAAGGAAACTAAGATCGTCTATTACACTCTGGATGTTTTGCACTGTTACGCGTAGCGCGATCTGGCTGTTGATAGGAAACAGCAGGGCGAGCGTACCCTCCTGCGCGCGAACAATAGTCAGTATGTCTCCGGTACGCGCTGTTACTTTTACAATCTCATAGTCATCGGCTACACTGGATATAGTAGCGTAGAAATAATCCCCTGCTGCAAGCGTAGGGAACACGCTGCCTGTATTTGTTGCTACAGTTACAGATGTAGCCGTCGTATCTACCAGAGCCGGGATATACGTAACCGCATTATTCTTTAGCTTAACTACCATGGTTCACCTAAAACGGTTGCATTCTTGCGGCCATGGACCCGCGTACGTTACCCATGTTCGCTCGCGCCCGGCGCTCCGACAAATGAAACACGTACTGCCGCCCGTGGTAGGTCGCTAGCTCTCTATCCATCCACGGGACATTCGGCAGCACAAGTAGGTGCTGCAGCGCGCCGTGGAGGATTACGTCCTCAAGCTCGTCGAACGCAACAGAGTCCATACCTGTAGCTGTGCGCTTTGGCTTTAGTGCGTAGAACATACGAACACTATAGCGTTCGTCTCCGTTTGGCAGGGGCAGAACTATGTATTTGTCCGGCGACACCTGACAGATTGTGTCCGGCGTTCCCGCTTTAGCGACAATAGACTGCGGCAAAACGTATGCCGAGTTCTCGTTAAAAAGGGCTGCGTTGTATTCGAATGTGTTAAACGCGCCAGCGGGTGTGAGGCTCCAGACCACGCTGGGGTCTTCGCCGCTATAGAGATCCGCCCACTCTGGGTGCGCTTGCAGTGCCTGCTCTAGTGTACGTTGGACAAGCGGCTTGTCGTTTACGAGAACGCCAAACACCGCATGGACATCGGCTGTTGCCGGTTTGTAGTACGCGTATTCATGCACACCGGGCAGTAAGAAAAACTTAGGCTGCTCGTACCTCCACGCCAGTGTGCGCTCGCACACACGGATCGCCGCGTCCCGGATGTACTCGATAATAGTTTGCTTCGGGCACCCCGGAACACTTGGGTTAAGCCGAGGGGCCAGCGTTGAAAAGAGACGATCCGCCATGGTTTACCCCAACTACTGAACAGCAGCGCTCTCTACATCAGGTATAACTCTGGTAGCCAAGGATGCGTTAATACCGGCAACAAATGTCTCATAGAACAGTTTAGCCCGTTCCGCAACGACGTGTTCGTTGTCAACCGACTCTGCCAAGAAAACTGTACCGTCCACGATTATAGGAAAGAATGAGTCCGGTAGTAGGTTTATAGTCTGGTTAATTGTGTAGGTGGGCGGGGATTGAATGTATTCGAGCAGAAGCTGCGTACCTTCTGCTGGCCGAGGGTAGAGGAAGAACCGGGTAGGGTTCCGCTGGTGCCGCATGAAATTGACTGGGGCTCCAGCTGTTTCTGACACCCACGCGGGGTACATCTGATCCAGTGTCTCCCGGTTAGCCTCTGTTACAGCGCTACCGTTGACGACTTGGAAAACCTCAACCAGTCGCACTGCATCCGCCGGGAGTGTCTGGACAATGCTGCCAGCCGTAGTGGTGAAAGTGCCTATGTATGAAAAAACGTCTGGTCTATACGCAACGATACGTTTGATACTCTGGTTAACAAAGCCAAGCAGAATAGCGTCGCTATACCGGTAGGTTACGCGCGCATCCGATATGAGGTTTCGTACTTCCGCAATGACTTCCGCAGGTGTCACTTAGGCCATCCTCGCGCCGCTTCAGCGGCCAGTTCGGGGGGTGTAGGCTGCGTCTCTTCCTCCGGCACAGAGAGGTCGATAGCTTTCCTACCTTTGCGTTTGGTCGTAGCGATCTGCAGCATCTCCTGCGGGATAAACCGTTCGGGGTACGCCTCTTCTTCGGTCACCTCATAGCACGACGGGTTCTTGGCGAGGATCTCGTCCCACTCAAAAATCCATCCGTCCTTGCGGCTTTTGAGATATCGGACCATTACCTATTTCCTTTTTCCGCTAGGGGAGACTGGCCACGACTGTCGCGCGGAACCTGTCTTCTTGTCTGCCATTGTCTTCTTCTCTGGCGCAGACATCTTAGCAGCAGCAGCCTTGGGTCGGCAAGCGGGGTACGCACGCGTGGCCTTCTCGGATCCAGAGCGACCACAGGCTTTGCCTGTCTTGACGTCAACCCATTCTTCGCCGAACCACTTACCCAGTCCGCCCTTACTTGCCACGTTTGCTCACCCGGTTATCCGCGCCCGACCAAGAGCCGCCGCGCTTCTTGTATTCCTTAGACGCCCATGCGTTGGCATACGCGCTCGGATACACATCGAACTTACGTTTGGCCTCGCTAATAACTCGCGACCAAAGGGCTTTGTCGCTCGGAACAGACTCGCCCATTAGCACTTCCACGCTCTGAGAGACTTATTGATCCGCGAGTTCGGATCGTTAGCCGTTTCCGGCGACGTAAGCTTTCTCTTCATGCCCTTCATCCGGGCGCAGAAGGCATCACGGCGCGGCCCGCCCTCAGGCTGCGGAGCCTTAAGGCCCGGCTTGCCCGGATTGTCGCGGTTGTAGCTAGCGCGGCCCTTGGCGTTCAGTCCCCCGTCAGGGTCCTTACCTTCTTTGCGCTGCCATGCAGGTGTCTTGGCCATGTATATCTCCTATGCAACGACTGCTTTTATCACAGCAAACGCAAGAACGGGAGTGTCCGCTGGAGAAACGTTATTGTTTAGGTTCTGGATAGATATCTTGCAGGATCCGGCGCTGATCGCAGTAGTCCCTACTACATACTGCGGAGCGGTAACTCCTGACTTTATGCACACTACAACTACATCGTTAGCGCCGATAAAGCTATTGGTGAGAGTGAACTCTTGGTTTCCGTGACCGGCGATAGTCGTCGCAGCAAAGAGCGTGATCTGTCCGCAGATCTTGTTAAGCGTCACCCCTGTGGTTCTGCTCGTAAGTTGCGTAATAGAACCGCCCGTCCCGGTGGGATATCCGATAGATGTAGTGGCTTCAACCGTGGTGCCTTTAACCGTAGACGCCGTAGTCGCGCCGACTGTGGTACCGTTAATATCCCCGCCAGTAATATTTACTTTGGTGGTTGTGACACTCCCCGTCCCTTTTGGAGACAGTACTATATTTACGTTGGCGTCCGACCCCCCAGCCGCGATACCATTCGTAGTGATGCTAAGGTTCGTAACAGCGTTAGATGTAGACAGCGTTGTCGATGATAACGATGTCAAACCGGAGAACGAACCGGAGAGCGTCACGCCTGCGATACTGCCGCCAGTAATCGCCACGTTTGTGGCGCTCTGCGTGGCCATGCTGCCGAGGCCGAGGTTGGCTTGCGCGCCAGCCTGATCCGAAGCCCCGGTGCCTCCGTCGGCTATCGCAAGGTCCGTAATGCCTGAGATAGCGCCGCCAGTGATTGCAACTTTCGCAATAGACACAGATCCCGTCCCGTTAGGCGCAAGGACGAGGTTGCCGTTCGTGTCAATCGTAGAAAGCGTATTGCCGTCTAGCCGCACGTTATCGACTTCTACATGCGTCGTAGCGACTTTAAGCGCCGTCGCTGTGCCTGTGCCGCTATAAACAATTTTGGACGTCGTCGTAGGACCGTCGGCCACGTGAAGCAGCTGGTTATACGTAGCTGCAATGGTCTGACTCGTGAGGTTCGTTGTCATTTACTGAACACTCGCAGCTGCTCTTTTATGTCGGCAATATCTGATTTGATATGCAAAACTCGTTCGTCGAGGCGGGCTAAAGTGTCCCCGTCCTGTTGAAGTTTGGCAATCGCGGTCTCATGGGTTGATATCTTGCCATGCAATTTGCCATACCCAAAGATGCCTCCGACAACCGCCGCAATCCCCGACAGGCTAAGCCACTCTAGCATGGTGGGCTCCGTATCCATGTGTGATCCTACTTGGCAACCCAGCCGGTATTGCCTGCGCCTGTCTGTTTTACGTACAAAGTCGTAGATGCGCCGCCATCCGACCTGAGGAACAGCGTACCCACGGGAGCAGTGACTGCTCCTTCCGGAGTACCCGTTCCAAAACGGATTTTGTCCGCTAGTGCATTGATAGCAGTCGGCACCGTTGTAGCACTTATGCTTCCCGTAGGCGTATAGGGTAGGTCGCCCACCAATCCGGTAGCAAGCTGAGAGCGTGAGATGCGTTTGGTCGCGTCCGCCGACGTGTCGAAGATGACGAGGTCATCATCGTTGGCGCTATTAGCGCCAGTTAAGATCGTCAACGCGGGTATGCGACTTCCGGCCATCTCACGCTCCTGACTTATTAGCTAGCCATAATGACCCATGCCGTACCGTTGGACACGAGAAGTGCCCAGTTTCCGGCGGTGCCTGATACGATAGCGTTGCTTGCCGCTCCGCCCGCTGCCGGGATCACGTTGGACGAGGCCGAGGTAACCGCAAACCCTGCAATGGTCTTGATGACCAGAATGCGCCCCGACCAAGACGATGCAGCAGGAAGCGTGGCCGAGACGGCGGCACCGCCGTTGACGATAATGAACGTTTCAGTATCCGCAACAGTGAAAGCCAGCGTCTTGGTAACCGGAGCAGACGAGCTAAGCGCGCCGGTCACAGCAAGCGTATTCAGCACTGCGTTGCCGCTAGTAATAGTAACGTTGTCTTGGGCAATGCCCTTGTAGACACCCATTGTGTTCTCCTTTCAGAGAGGGGGGCACGAGGCCCCCTCACTCCTTAGCTGCAATCTGCTACGATGGCCCACACCTTGATAACAGCATTGGTCGGAACCGCAGTGTTAATCAGAAGGTCAATGGTGTCAGCAGTCTTGATAACGGTCGCATTAGCAAGGTTGTCCGAGTCCATTGCGACGGCGTTCGAGGCAGCGTCATCACAGAACACGTTGGCCGGCGCAGGCGAACCACCAGTAAAGCCGAGGTCAAACGTGGCCGTGGTGGCGACAGTTTCCGCCGTGATGACGTTTAGTCCACCGGCCAGAACCACGCAGTACGCCGGGAGATTGATCACCTGCATGATGTCTCCAGCGGCGAGGGCAGTAGCGCTAGCGGCAGCGCGAGCCGCCGTGATAGTAGCGAATTTGAGTTCAACTTCGATTTTCTTCACGGGGCTGCTGTCGGGGAACACCGCAGCGCCCCTATTGAAGCCAAGAGAGTCGGTATAAGTAGCCATGTCAGAATCCTTTCAAATCTATGTATGCAGCAAGATCGTTAAGCCAGCGTGACGACTGCTTGTGCAAGCGCTTCGCCTTTGACAACCTTGTAGCCGTAGACCTGAAGGCCACGGACAATGTTACCGAAAGTGGATTCGGAACGAATGGTTTCCATCTCCGTCATCTGGGACGCGAAGGTGAAGCCCATCTTGTGACCGGCGATGAGGTTGAACTTACCGCCGCTGTCCACTTTGAGGTTGTGGGACATGTAGAGCGTGAAACGGTCGATCATGCCAAGCCGCCCGTTGCGGAGCGGAGTGACGCCGTCACCGGAAAGCGAAGCGTCCTTGAGTTCGGACTTCTTGATCAGGCCAGCCATTTTGGCGGGGATGACGAGGAAGCGGCCCGACTCAGGAGCATTAGCTTCGTCAAGCACGGTGCCCATATCGACGATGAGGTCAACAACCGGAAGCGTACCGCCGACGCCGTCTTTAGTCACCGAGCGCGGGGCAGCGGTCGTGCCGAGGTTGAACGAAGCGGTCTCAGCACCCGCCGTCAGTCCCCGGTTGACAGCAGCGATATCCGGCAGGAGGTCGGTCAGAACGCGCTGGTCGATCTTGATCTTGAGGCGCTCAGAAGCGTCCTTCGACCAAGTGTCCATGAGTTTGATGTCCGACTGAACACGATCCACGTCATCTTCAACGCAAGCGAAGTACTCGCCCTTGTCGATGAGAAGCTGGATCTTGGGCTTGTCGGGGTTCTCAACCACCAGCGACTGGCCTTTGACGTAGTCACGGATCGTGATCTCCGGCGTAGTGCGGATGTTCACGGCGTCTCCCATACGACGGATCTCGCCTTCGTAATCGGTGTTAGAGATAGCCGACAGAACCGTGGCGTCGTAGAAGTTTTCGATGAGTTTGCCGGACCAGATCTCGGGGATAAAGTTACCCGAATACTGGGGACGGCCTGCTGAAACTGGATACGGCATTTTTGATTTCCTTGTTTAAATTATGCAGCGACAATTCGACCTTCTCGCTGTGCAGCGAAAATGTCTCGTTCTAGGCGGTCGCGTTCAGCTTCTTTACCTTTGTATTTGCCGGAGCGGACATCATCAAAAAATTTTCTGATATCCAGTGGGCTATAGGTAACGGTGTTAGACACTGCAGGCGCTGCCGATCTTCCGCGTCCGGGAGCGATTTGCATGTCTAGTTCAGAAGCCTGAACCTTCCGACTGGGTTGAGCAACTTGTGCACTTACTGCTCCAGATGAACCAGACCAACTATTGAAGAAATTAGCCACGCGGCGTGCGTCCAGATTACGCTGTGCGTCTTCCAGATATACCTGCCGTGTAAGCCCCGTCAGCGGGTCAACCTCAAGCAACCAAGACCGGAAGTCCGGATCTTCGTTGATGTTTGCCCACTGCGGGACGTAAGAACCAAGTTCCGTCCAAAACTGCTGGTCACGCGACTTTGCATGGTTAGCGGCGATCTGCTCCACACGGGGGACCATGGAGGTCTGCAACTGCCTGATAACCGTTTCGAGTTCTGCGACACGGGTCTGTGCAGAGGCTGCTTCTTCCCTACTGACTTTACGCATAACCTCAATCGAATCGCCGTACTCCTCGATATCTTTGTCAGTAATAAGCTTACCAACTGAGGGTTGCTGCGATTGCTGCGGCTGTTGCGTACTAAAGGTAGAAAGTAGCTTCTCCAACTCCTGTACTCTGGAAAGCAGCTCTCTGTTCTGAGCATGCATCCGGGGTACTTCAGCGTTGTACATACCCTGTAGTGTACGATACTTCTGTTCGAACGAATCTCCTTGTTGGTCGCCTACCCGGTTTTGCTCGTTTTGGGCAGGCGGTCGCGCAGCTTCTGAACCACTGTTGGCGGCGGTTGTTCCCTCACCCGAGTTTGCTTCCGGGGCGTTACCCGTAACTTCTTGGTTGAGTTCCATATACAACTGCTGAACCGCCTCAGACTGTTTCCGAACCTGCTCTGGTAGTGCCACGTTGAACGCTCCTATCGGTGTGAGTAATTAAAAACTACTTGCCGCTTCCCTGACGGGTTGTGCCGCAAGATCAGGGGCATCTAACATGAGCTTGTGAAGCTCACCGAGAACCTGACAGCGCCCCTGTGCTACTGCCACGTTGTTAATA